GTTTGGGTTAAAGCATAAAGAATACCACACCCATGGTTTATTCGGGTTATTCACGACGATATCCCAGGTTATATTCGCATTTCTGCTAAGATTATACCAAACCCAAGGTTTTTCAGGATTTTTATCGACGATATCCCATGTCATACTTGGATTCTGACTCAAAAAAGACCAACACCATGGCTTGTTTGGATTGTCTCTCACCACGTCCCATTCTAAGATAGGATTTGCGCTCAAAGACTCGAAATCCCAAGGTTTGTCAATGTTTTCTTTTACATAGCGGCTCGAAAGAGCTGGGTTTCTGCTCAGAGAATTGTAATCGAGATGAGAATCGATTTGCGACAATATCCTTTTTACGACGAAATCATGCATTTCCTTGGACGCGTGCATAGCCACCCTCTAAGAGAAATATACGAAATTTATTTATTTATATTATAGTCGGTTCACTTTAGAATGTTCCACTTTTTTACCAACACATGAAGAACGATGTATTCCTGTCATAAAAAAATGTCTTATAAATGCTTGTATGATAAGAACGTAAATTATGTAGGGATCCTTTGACTAGGTTTTCGAGGGTAAATATACTATCTAGGATATGCGTTTTGATACATCTGGGCGTTTATTTTTTTTTCGGAGCGCTTTTAGATGCCATCTTTACATATGTTTGACAATGATTCATATAATGTATATTACTTCAAAATTTCGAGAGAAAATGCACTATAAGACAGTCATATTGCTTTACCATAAAGGAAAAATACAATTTTTTCGAATTTATATTTATCATCTATTTTGTGATGATTGAAATTTTTATACGCTGTCATAAAAAATCACTAAATATTATACAATGTCCGGTAGCCAAGATGTCATCTACCATCCGCTCACCCATACATATGTCCCCAAATCGTCAGTAGCTGGACAAATCCTTGCCAATCCCAACAACAAGAGATGCAAGGGCACGAAAGTGATCAACCCCAAAACCAATCGTTGTGTGGAAGTCACCGGACCGACAATGCGCCCCTTCTTTTGATGTCCACCACCAAAAATAATCACGATGCTCCACGACAGCAGTACACAACCGAGAACCGAAGATACATCAAACCAAAAAATAACAAACAGTATGATATCGCCCAACGCTTGCGGGCCAACGCCATGATCGCCGTATCAAAATTATACGCAAGATGGTCACATGAAAAATTGAATACCGCTGCGCAGTTGCGTCAAGCCCAAACACATTTCGATCATCTACAAAAGTACGTCGCTTATATCTCTAGAAAAAACATGTCAAGTACCGTCGATCAAGAGTTGAGTCGCATTCAGCGCTTGGAATATGAGAGTCCCAACATAGCGACCTCTCGTGACTTTGTCACGGTGATTGACGCATTGGCATCTTCCACTCCGCCACCGCAAGAACATCGACAAAGACAATCAAACATTGATATAAGTACCGTGAAAAAGGACTGGCTCGCTCTCTACCCGAACAATGCGCTCATTTTCCACTCTAATTCAAAAGACGATACAGCACGCGTATTATCCAACTTTTTCCCATGCATCATCGTAGAAGACGGTATCGAATACGGGACTTCGGAAGCGTATTTTCAAGCCCACAAGTTTGCACAGAGACCGGATGCACGTGATATAATGCGACAATTCTCCCGGAGCAACTGTCCTACGGGAATGGCAGCAAAACAAAAAGGAAAAAGGATACGAATGTCCAATGCAGAATTAGAAACCTGGACCGATAAAGGAAGGCGCGTAGAGGTCATGAAGCAGGCTATTTTACTCAAATTCCGGCAAAATGCTACATTACTCCGTGTACTCCACGATACATATAATGCCATATTGATCGAAAAACTCCCCAGATTTCCCGATGGATTTTGGGGTGTGAAGAAGGACGGCGGTGCAAACGTGCTCGGACAAATATTGATGCAGGCGCGTCAACTCTTGTAATCATAATACTGTTGTTATCTTTTTTACATAGTTTGGTCACCTGTGTTACCGAGCGTTTTATTGTACTCATCACACACCAGCTTCATGATCTGGTACTTCCGCCATCTCTTATCGCGTTTTGAATCGGGACAGTCGTAAAGGTATATCATATTTTTGAGATCTCGGGTCAGCTCGTTGATATGGGGAACGTACAACTCTATTCCGGTGCACGGATCCGTGATCTTCCATAATTCTTTGGATTCCCAAAGCTTGACAAGTTCAGTGTCATCATAGTGCAGAAGACTGATGTCGACCAAGTCGCTCGCGTAAGTGGTATATTGTTGTTTCTGTTTCGGAAACTCGTAATCAAAGGACGCACGGACCGTATCGTCATCCCCAACGCTCAATGTAAGCTTGACGCGCGGAGGTTTTGTGGAGGGTGGCTTGTCCTGATCCACGAGAATGTTGTTTAGCTTGATACGAAACAGATCAAAGTGATGCTTATACTCCGGTGTCGAGGTGTCGATACAATTGTTGTACGAGCAAAAGACAGGAGTGTGATGGAGTGGGATCTTGTTACACCCTTCAAAATGCGGGACCTCTATTTTGACCACATGATCCTCATCATCTTCACAATCGGTGATCACGAAACTGTATCGCGAAGCCACGTTTCGCATCTCTTTGTCATTGAAAATTGTCTTGACATGACCTGTCGCGTTCTGGTATGCCTGTTTAAAGCACTCTATATCGTCGTCATCCATGATAATCCCCCGGATAGCAGGGTTGGACTGCGCAAAGAAAAACATGTGATCGATCGTTTTTTTGTGAAGCGACATGACTTGGAAGATGACGAGTTTGAGTTGGTCACGGATATTCTCGAAAACGCCGCGCTCGAGCTTCGGGTCGATGGCCACCACGATATCTAGGTCGGAAAAGGGGAAATCTTTGCGAAAATGCTCCATGCTCATGAGGTAAGCGTAGGCATTGCTTCCCTTGACCATCACGTGGATGTACCCAAAGTAATAGTAGAAATTCAAAAAGGGGTTATCGGTGATTTTGTCCACGAGACTACGATAGACATGCAGAGGGAGCTTGCGAAAGATGGGTTTGTCTTCACTGTCGTAAATGATATCACTGAGCATTTGTGTCATGGCGCTTATTTTTTCTTCGTGCACGCTCGGACCGGCCGGTGTATTCTGCTTGGGATATTTCTTAAATGTGAACGTCGAAGACATACCTTGACGCACATCCTTGCTGCTTTTGGCACGCAAGATCCACGCGTCTCTTTGTTGAGGTGTCCACATTTTGGCATTGTCATGTATACGCTTCTTCTCCTTATATACTTTTCAGCGGTATCAATATGTCGTGTACACTAGAACAATACCGAGTCTGCGTGTAGTTCCTCGTTGGCGCACACTACCGTTTCCTGGTGAAAGCCGCGCGCTTTTACGTAAGATTGCAATGATTCCAGCAATGTGGACAGGCTTATCTGCCCATACGTGTTTTCACGGAACACTTTGGACAAATAAGTAGATAACACCCCGGAATGCTCGCCTTCGTTCCTCAAATTGAAAGATCCCGCTGCGGTCTGTTCGTTCTTGCACGCGCTGATGGTGATGATTTCGCCCTGAATATTGGGCTGCCTTCGGAACGTGTGGTTTTGTGTGTCTTCGGAGGCATAAGACCCATCGGCCATTTCCGAACTCTTAAAGTATTTGTAGGGCAGGTTCACCATTTCTCCCGAGTGGCAGCAATCAAAAATACAAACGATCTTTGTGTCGGGATTCGCCTGCGCCAAGATACGATGGATTTTGTAGTCGGGAATGACACCACTCTTTTGAAAGTCCCAGGGAATGATGGTGTTGATCTCGATATCCATGTTACCCATGGATCGATCAAACATTTTTCCGTGTCCGCTGAAATGAAGAACGATCTGTTCCAGCTTTTCCTTCCATGTTTGGTTGACGAGCGTGTATAGTTCGTCCAATATACCTTCTTTGCTCGTTTTGGACAGGGTTTCCTCGTCCTTAGCCACCACTATTTTGTCTTCCGCAAAACCTTTTTTGAGCAGCACGTTTTTGATGAGATCGCAATCATTGCAGCATCCATGCAGACGCACGCTCGAGTCATTGCATGCCACATAGTTGATACCGAACAAAAGGGCTCTCTTGGTTTCTGTACTAGTCATTTTATTTACGAAAAGAAAATTTGCTATAGTTAAGTCAAAGCAACACAAAACAATGTTGACACTACAGGATCTGCCTTCGGGAATATTATTCGACCATATAGCACCTTTGTTAAAACACGACGATATGAAACATTTTCATCACGTGTGCATGACCGACGAGACTCTTCGATACTACGAAAAAGATTCCTTATCGAGTTGGATACGGCTCAACCCCGATTGTACGTGTTTGTTCTCGGCCGTCACAAAAGAAAGTAAGCTCTTGTTTTCCTTGTATATGCGCTGCAACCCGTGCTTGATACTGGTGAGAGATGCGGACATTATCTCGCACACCTTTCGCGCATTCATCCGACCTCATACCCATTTCAACGGTCTCGCCTGCATCATATCGTTGATGACCGATGCTTTTCTCGTGCAAAAAAAAGAGCATGTTGCCCGAAGGAAAATGATAGAGAGTCTCAGCTCAATTTACCGGGACATCGCGACTTCCCTCATACCGCCCACCGATTATGATCCTGGCCGTCTCATGTTTCTTTTGTTGAGATTCTTTAATGCCAAAGGTGCTGATACCTCTGGGTTTCTCCTCGATGCGGATGCGGAAAACGGAATGTTGTGGATCAGCATGGTACGCGCCAATCAACTGGAACACCTTTATTATATGAAGGCGATGCATCAGACACTAGACGATAACGTGAGAAACAAGATTTGCGACGAAATATCTGCAGGTCTAATCGATCATCCCCGATCCATGCAGATGATGTATTGGTTGATCGACATGATTCCGGTGCCACGTCAAGAAGAACAAGATGACCATGCGGCCATGACGGCGTACGTGGACAAAGTGTACGACATTATCATCAAGTGCTCCAAAACAAATATGGATGATGTGGGTATGATAGATATCGAAGAAGGAACTACCATAACCATCGAGACGTTGAGTTCTTTAGCGCATTTCCAAAACACCGCACAGTTTATCCTCATCAGTATCTTGGGCCAACAAGAAACGGAAAATCAGTGATGTTTGCCGTGATCTTGCCACATTTTGGCCACGACTTGCATACGCGTATTGACATCCAGTGTTTCATCCACAAAAGGCAACATCTCTTGCACAAACTTGTTGTATGCAGTAGGTTTCCGATCATACTTTTTGAAATGCGTACGCGGGCGCCCTTTTTTCCGTGGTGTACGCACTCTGAGCGAGGGTGTCTTGTATGTGTGTGTGCTTTCTTGCTGTGACGTGTCAAACTGGAGGCGATCAACAAAGGACATGTCCACCGAGAAATCTTCCTCTAGATGCGGTACGTAGGCAAAGACTTCCACATCATCTTGCAACGCACTATCAAAATATGCATCGACTTGCACTTTTTCCTTGTGATAGCGGATGCGCTTCCACATACCGTTTTCCACACGGTAATCATATCCGTCCACGTGAGACAGGGAGAGACCTTGGGGAAGATCTTTGGCGGAAACGCCCATGATGCTGGGAAAAGACATCGAGTCCAATTGCGTATGTATATAATTTTGTCTGAATACAAAAATGTAAAACAAAAAAATGCTTCAAATTTCAGGGATTTGGATCGTGTTTTTATTTCATCATTTTCCAAAAACGACGATACAAGAAAAACACGAGGATGGCCGATATGTTGACCACGAAAACACCCCACAGAGAATCGATCACCAGCATGTCCAAGCGGTAGTTGGAAAAGACGGTCATGTTGGTAAGGTTATATGTTGCGTATACGGCCAGTGCATACATGGTGGATCTTTGAATGATATTGGTATAAGTTCCATTTTGGAGCGCGTGCCCGTTTTCGAAAATCAAAACCCACATAGAGATGACCAAAATAATATATGCCAAAACACCGTACGGAAATGGCTTGAATTCCAGATTGTCTAGAGTCGTGCCTTGAATCATGGAAAAATGCTTTTTGTGATGCTTGAGACTGACCCCAAAATACGCGGCTTCAAGCACAAGGTAGATGACCAAAAACGAGATGAACGCGATGACTCTCATATCTTTTTTATATGCTCATCAAAAAAGATATGCAAAAAGAAGACATATTTCATTACCTCATTTCAAACAAACCGGTAAACTACATGTATCTCAGCAAAAACAAGAAGATCAGCTGGCCTATGATTCAAAATAATATCGGCAAACCTTGGTGTTGGAACCACTTGAGTGCCAATTCTGCCATTACGATGGATATTATAGAGAATAATTCCCAATTCCCTTGGACTTTACACGGCGTGAGTTCGAATCCAAACTTGACGATAAATTTTATTCGGAAACACGGCGATAGACTTGCCGAATTTGATTGGTTTTGCGTGAGCAAAAATCCCGCCATGACGTGGGCACATGTAGAACAAAATCCCGATTTATTTTGGAACTATAATGGTTTGAGTATGAATCCCAATATTACGTGGGATACCATTCAAAAAAATAAGAAGAGAGGGCATTGGTCTTTCACCTATATGAGCATGAATCCTAATATCGATGCGTCCATTGTGAGCTCACATATTGATCGACATTGGCAGCTATATTACCTGTGCAAAAATCCTAATTTTGATGTCGAAAAAGTATTGATGCTGAAAGAAATCTTTCAGAAACAAGGAGGCGAAGGCGCCAAACAATCTATAAGTTGGAAGTATTTATCTAGAAATCCAAACAC